GATCTCCTCCTGGATCACGCCAATATAGATCAGCGTTTCCCGGCGGGAGGAATGGCACAGAATCCTTTGCAGGCTCACCACGTCCTGCGTCATCTTGTAATAGTGATAGCCGAAGGTCTTGCGCAGCGTATGGCATCCGATATGATCCTTAATACCGGCCTTGCGGGCAATCTCGTTAATGATCTGATAGGCCCGCTGGCGCGTGATGGGGCGCGGCTTGTGATCCGGCCCGCATTGCCTGCTTTGAAGTATGTATTCGTCGCCTCTGCGACCCAACAGTAGGCGGTTTATATCCCTCCGGGCATGGGGATTGATAAGGATTTTTGCCTCTTTGCCGGTCTTTTGTGCCTTGATCTCAGCATAATCTTGCCCGCGCAAGTCCCGCACCCGGAAACGGCGAATATCTGATATGCGCAGGGATGTGTTGAAACCGACGACCAACAGCAGCTCCCAGCTCACTTCGTCGGTTTTGCGCTTCCTGTCGTGTTCATGGGCTATATCGAAACACTTATAAAGCAGCTCCATATCCCGGATCGGCTGAACCGCTTTCATGTGCGTTTTCCCTCCTTCATGATATGACAAACAGATTTTGTCAAAAAATAATGGCGGCGAGGATTTACCCCGCCGCATAAGAAAACCGCGAACGTTCGCGGTTTTAGGTATCATTTTCAAAGAACATCTGTTTAAACACTTGGTGAAAGCCCGTGGACGCAAGGCCAGAAAACAGACCGCCTAAAATCATGTGCGGGGTAACGCCATCCTGCCAGTGCATCCATACAGACACGATAAGACCTACCAACGCCACAATCAGGGGGATGTATCGACTGTTAAGGGGCGTACAGTGTTTAATCAGAACGCCGATCACAACACAGATACCGACGATTACAGCATCGAGATATGTAGATAGCCACTTGATGTCAGTCAGATCAATCTCGGCATTGGGGGATTCCGTGTTTTCAAGATTGTCAAGCCCTTCAGGCTTAAGTGGAGCGAATACTTGCGGGGGAGCATCGGGCGCTTCGCAAAGCGCGGGGGATAGGGTGAAAACCGCGATCAGGGCAACCATGATAAAAATCACAATCTTTTTCATAATGTATCCTTCCTTTCAAAAATATAAATATGCAAATCCGCTTTCTTTCGCGGGTTCGTAAGGTGGGGGAGAACGAACGGAATGGCGAAAGGTCACTCATCTACCATTTTGTGCTTTTATCATCTTCGCTTTCCATTCCGCTTCGTCGGGGATAGCGAAAAAATGTTCCTTTCTTCTCTTGGCCTCTCCGTTACCATCAAGACCTTCATATGCTTTGTCTAGCCGGTCATACCTGCGCCGCTCATCTTCCGTGGTATATCCCTTTGCCACGCAGTTGGCATACAGCGTGCCCATGTCATCATCCAGCATCGCTCTGAAAGCCTTTGCGATATTGTCATCCCGTGTCTTTCTTTCAAGTTCCTTCCGTTCGGCCTCTTCGTGGATCTCGCGAAGCCGCCTGATCTGCTTTCGGTTCTGGGCCGCCACAAAAACCGAGTAAATGCCCATGACCGACACGCAGATTACCGGCCAGTAATGCTGGATCTCTTTAGGAACCTTGCCGAAAAACACAAGCGCACCTGCGCAGGCAACCGGCACAGCCCAGTCGATGATTTCTTCGACTGCCTTTTTCACGTACCCTTTAATCGCTTTCGCCCCCTATCAAAGCACCAGCACGCTGTCTACTGCGCACAGTTTGCCGCCGTAGGCTTCCTGCACGCATTTGAGCGTCTTTAATTCGCCCTCGAGAATCAATACATATGCAGGCTCGCTGCCGCCGTCCGGCACGTCTTCCTGAATCGGCGGCGTAAGTGGATCCTTAAGATCAATAAGCGCCTTGTGCGTGGGCGCATCGTACACGCCGCTCGCTGCAAGACCAAGCGTATTTTGAAGCATCATAACCGCCGCCTGCGTCTTCTCGCCATATTCGCCGTCAATGCCGTCCTTGTTTTCGCCAAAGCTGCCCAGGTCGTAGCCCAGCGACTTAAGGTGTTCCTGAAGTTCAACTACATCTTGTCCTTCGTCGCCGATCTTAAGTTCTCTTTCGCCGAGCTTCCATTCCTTGACCGGCTCGCTGACATATGCGATCATTGTATCCGGCAGCCGTCCCCACTTTTCCCACGTGCCGTCTTTTAAATCCTTCATCACGCAGTCGTTGATATACGACTGCATTTCGATGGTCTTTCCATCGCCCACATATACGCCGATATGGCCATTTTTCCAAACCACAAGGCCGTAAATATCAGGCATGGAAGCGATATCGCCGGTCTCAGTGCACATCGAGAAAAGGCCGTTTGCGCTCCTGTCCGGGCAGTTGTTCGATGCATAGGTGTTCTTGCCTTCGAAAACGCCGCCCGTCCAGAAAAACGACTTAATCACGCCAACACAGTCGGAGCACATTTTCCCGTCATTGATGTCCTTTTTGTAGCCGCTTTCCCGCGCAGCGGTGTAATGGGAGGGATACTGCGCGGTTTTGCGCTTTAAAAGACTGTCTGTGCATTCGTATCCGCACGTACCGTACCAGTACACCCATTTGGCGGCAAAAACCTTTTCCATGTACTCGACCAGTTGAAGATTCGTAAGCATTCGGTTCCTCCTTTCGAATTCGCTGATAAAAAAATCAGCCGTGCGCCCAGGCGCTGGCTGATTAAGATCCACGTAGGTTTTTATGCCGTTTACGGAATGAGCAGATTCTCCTTCATTCCAAACAGCACAAACACATCGCCGCTTACCAGCATGCTCCTGAAAGCAAGCTCCTGGCAGGTGTAGAAGTCCTTGCTCCGCTCCGCGTCGCACATGGTCGATTCTGCCCACAGGTTAAACTCCCGCAGCGTGATGCGCTCCCATTCGTCGCAGGCTTCGTCCGTCATGCCCAGCGCTTCACCGTCGATCTTGGGCTTGGGCTGAATGCCCCAGCCTACTACGTTCGTGGTCAGCGTCGCGCAGCCGCTTCGTCCCAGCCCGCCACCTGAATACAGGTCGCGGCTCCTCTTTCGTAATGTCGCGCCGTGCAGATCAATGTCATCCTCCGCACTACCGCCTCCGGCCAGCCAGCCGATCATGCTGTTAAGCGTCGTGCTTGCGCCGTGGTTTCCATAGCCGGTCGCTGCCATCTGAGGGCTGTTTTTCGTCTGCGCCTCGCGTTCCTCGCGCACACGGCGAAGAAATGCTTCATTGCCCTTCTTGGGGCTAAACAAAAAAAGCGCTCTCTCGCGCAGATTGGGTTCTATTTTCCGTGCCATATTTGCACCGCCTTATAGGTCTCTGGGAACAACGCGCACAACGCGGGTCGCTCTCTTTGCACCGGATAACTGCGCTACCTGGTTGGCATAGTAGTTAATCCGGCTGATGATGTAGGGGAGGTCTACCGCCTCAAATTCTCGCGTGCCTACCCGGTATCGCTTCGCCTGTCCGCTTGCAAGCTGCCTCTCGCATTCCTTCCAGAGCGAGAGCATTTCCTGCGCTTCAGCCAGCGTATGAGCTGCCATGTGATCGCCTCCTTAAAGCTGTATTCCTTTGCTGACAACAACCTTGCGTTTCTTTTTCTCGGCCTGCTGTCGGGTGATCGGCTCTATTTCCTGGTCGCCGCCATACAGCATTTTCTCGTATTTGTCGAAGCTCCAATTGAAATACTTGAACGCGGCGCGTGCATAGTTCCGGCAGTCAAGCGGTTCGTTTCGCTCAAATACCTTCTCCCATGCAATCGTATTCCGTCCGCCGCGTCTGTGGATCACCTGGCGTTCGCTGATAAGCCCGCGAAAGTAGTCCATGTCATACCCCAGCCGGTAATCGGTGGGGAAGTGCATATATCTCGGCCCCGGCGTCGTGATCTCCGTAGCGGCGTATATAATGGCCTCTTTGCCATCATCAACACCAATCATGAATCGCACATCCTTAGTGCTTTTCTTCATCGGGCGCACATATTGTTTTCCTTCGCCGCCCTCGCCTTTGACAGCCCACATTCGCCGGTTCTGCCGTTTTGCGCACTCGCGGTAAATGTCCTGCGTGAAGTGACCGCCGGAGTCCATAAAGGTTGCCAGCACGCGCATTTTCATGCCGTTTACTGTTTTCCATTCGCGGTCAAGCAGGCCGTCGATTTCCTCCCATACACCCGGCGCGTCTGCGCGCCCGGGAATAATTCCGCGCGATATGCCCCAGCTTTCTTCGTCGCGTCCCCAGCCAACCACCTCGTACTCAAGGCGGTTGTCCTGCGTGTCAATGCCCATGGTCAGCACAAGCACGCCTTTCGGGACTTCAGCGGCGTAGTGTTCGCGGCGCGCATGGAGCTTTTCAGGCGCACCCGTGCGGTCGCGCACTTCCCATGCTTCACCGAGAATCGTATTGTGGAAAACCTTGAGCAATTCCGCGTCATCCTTGGCCTTGAGGAACATACGAACAATATCCTTCCAATCGCTCCATGGAGACATGAACGCATTCAGGCGGAATGATCGGATTCCTTCTTCCTCTGCGCCCGGATTCATCTTTACCCATTTGGCAGGCGCGCGCTTTGCCTCATGCTCCAAGGTTTCCTCGCGGCACAACGGGCAGCGCCAGCTTACGCGCTTTACGCGGTACTGCCTGTCTCCGTTCTCGTCCTTGTATTCATCCTTTTCAAAGCGAATATCGTCAAACTTAATGTAGCTAAAGGTGTTGCAATGGGGACATTGGGTATGCCATTCTTCCTGCGTGCCGGTTTTGTAGCTTCGCTCGATCTTGCTCGCCCCCTTGATCGTCGGCGTAGAGGTATGGACGATTTTGCGGTTATGTCGAAAGGTTTCCGTTCTTCTCTCGGCCAGCTCCAGCGGATCGCCTTCCGTGCCTGCTGATGCTGGAAAACGGTCGATCTCATCCATAAAAACATATCTGATCGGGCGTCCGGCAAGCTCGGTAGGGGAGTTTGCGCCTGTAAAAGTCACGCTGCCGCCGGGAAAGGTCTTCATGCCGATGGTGTTTCCGGCATCTCTGCTCTTGGCCTCATATACCTTTCGCGAAAGCACATGGCACGCCTTGATCATCGGTGCAACACGCCTTTTCGAAAAGTCTTCAGCAAAACCATCCGTTGGCTGAACGAACAGCATCGGCCCCGGATCAACGTCAATGGCTCTGCCCATCATGTTCAATTCCAATTCCGTTTTACCCGCCTGAGCGCTGGCCATGATCACAATTTTCCAGATTCCCGGCTCAGTAAACGCATCCATAATCGCCCTTTGATAGGGCGCGCGATCTGTTCGCCATGGTCCCGGTTCGCTGCTGCTTTCAGATACGAGCACTCTGTTCTCATCCGCCCATTCAGAAACCGTTTGCATCTTTGGCGGGGCAAACATTCGGTAAGTGTCCCGCATAAGATCATTAAGCGTTATCGAACCCGCCTCCTTTATGTCTCTTCCGATGCCTCGTTCGTCTCTTCATGCGCCTCATCCGCATCGGGCAAAGGTGTTTCAGAAATAGAAATCAGCACGTCCCTGATTTCGTTGTCAATGATCGCCTGTATCGTTTGAACGCTCTCCATATTCGCAACTTTCACGGCGATTTTGTTGGGCAAGCGCATCATGTTCTGCATGACAGTCGATGCTATGCCGCCCCAAAGCTGTTTGACTTCATTCACGTCCACAAGCTGGCCTTCGAGCTTTGCAACTTCCAGTTCTGTTTTGCGTGTTTTGATGATCTCGTGAGCCGTCTTCGCGTCATCTAGACTTTTCGCTTCGCCTTTTTCGTTCGCTACGTTGTAATCAACCCATCTTTGCACAAAAATAGCGAGGTCGTATTTACCGCCCTCGCTTTCCACAAACAGCTTCTGATCTTCCGGCAGATCCCTGTCAATATCATAAAGCCGCCTGTATGTGTAGCCTGCAATGTTTGCAAGCTCTTTTTTTGTCAATGCTGCGCTCATGTTTATCTCGCAATCTTGTTAATGCGCACATAGTGCTCATGTTCAACGCGTTCATATAGCTTATCTGCGATAGATTTCCTAATCTCGTCCTCCGACCGGTTTAGCGGCATCTGTGGAATCGCGATACCTACAATCTTGCTGATCGGCGCGTCCCTGTCGTTCCCTTCGCGTGTAAAAGCCACTTTATTAAGCTTCGCTGCCGATAGGTTTCGAAATGGCGCTTCTCCTGCATAGTTATCCATAGAACTTGGCAGCTTGCTTCTTTTCGCCTTGACGATTTTTGCAGTGACAGTGTATCGTTTTCCGGGCACAATGCCTTTCCAGCCGGGTTTGCCGCCCGTAGCTTTATATGTGCCGCCAATCGATCCGCGCCTTCCGCTAAGGGGGATGCAGCAAGAAACCGTATTTCCGGCTGTGTTCAAGGTGGGGGAGCCAACGCTCTTTTTTACATCCTTCGCCGATACATGATATTCTTTCGGTATGATCTTTCCAAGCTGGGTGCGCGTGTGGCTTGCTGTTCGGCTTACTGCTGCTCGGAGCAGCCGTTTAAATTCGCTTTCACTGTACAGTCCGCGAATATCATTAATCAGCGTCACTGCTTCTGATGCGTCAACTTCAAGGTAGACATTTCTCTTCGCCACATGCGCCCCCTTCCCAGGCATAAAAAACGGAAACCGACGCTCTTGTGCCGATTTCCGTTTACCTACTTCTTGTGATGATAGCATTATAGCATGTCAAGCCCTTTGAATCAAGTGTTTTGGATAAATTTATTCTGTGCCATTTTTCAGCATATATCGGTCGTGCCAAACGGCTTTTTGCATGTTTTCCGCATCCTCAATGGCCTTTCGCGCCTGTTGAAAGCTGTATTGCGTCATGTTCAGTCGTTTTCTTACTTCCTCGCCGTTCATCATAAATACATACATCAACACAACAAATGTGCGCATGTTCTTGTTCTCAATCGAGTTGATGATATCTTCTGCTTCCTTAAGCTCATTTTTGTATTTTTCGGCGCTTTTAAAGTACTCATCCTTCTTCTCCATCCCGTCCAATACGCCGTCATCGTGCCCCTTGCGCGCGCCGCCACCGGCAGCAGGGGACAAATGCGCAGTGATATGAAACAGCCTGTCTTCTTCCCACTGGTATTTCTGCTCCAGCGCGCACACATCCTGCATTGCAAAAAAGACTCTCTGAAGCACAATGATATCCCGGTTGTTTACCACGATCTCTTTCCCGTTCTCTATCCGCTTTAGCACTTCGTCATCTCCTGAAAACCGCAAACGTTCGCGGTTTTGTTTTCTATCCTCGCATCTGTTCACTCAATGAATGTGCAAAACTGCTTATATTATTTAAACTTGTTCGGCCATCATTCCATTTCTCAATAAAAGCTTTGCGCTTTTCAGGATCGTCAATCGCTTCCAGCGCAGCAGTATATCGCGTCCTATCGCGAAAACCGCCCAACATAAAAGAATCAAGGGCTTGTGCAACATCGGCTTTCCTTTCGATCAGTCCATCTTTCGGCGCACGGCCAAATTCATCTTGATACCATTCTTCAAATCCGCCAAAGATAAAAATGGGGATTCGCATTTCTTCATTATGATCTTCCGTTTCGCCACCGTAAGCAGGATTGATGATCGCTACAACGAGAGCAGCTATCTCTTTGTCCGCTGCGATAAAGGTGTACGGATCACTGGGGTTTATGAGAGAGTATTCCATAGATTTCCTCCATTTTGAGTGGTAGTTCGCGTTCCTTCCCATTCAGTATCGCTCTTGGAATTATGGATCGGAGGCTTCCTTCTGGTACTTGCGATAGGGATTCTCATATTTTCCGATAAATGCAACGCTCAGGTTGCTTTCGGTCGGCGGCTTCTTGGCTTTGGGCAGCTTGTTCGTCCTGTGCTTTGCGCTCACAAGCCGGTTATATTCATCCACACTTAATCCATATGCCTTGGCAATCCTGGCCGCTATGTGCGGATGCGTAATGTGTCGGTCGCTTTCTTCAAGCATTTCGAGAAGCGTCCGCGAGCAGAGGCATTTTCCTGCCATTTCGCAAACCGTAAGTCCAAGCGCTTCGCGTTTTTCGATCATAAAATCTTTCATGCCCTTAACCTCGTTTTGCGTTATCGATCGATTGGATCACAGCTGAAAGTACGGTGGGGTGCAGCGCCCTTTTAGCAGCTTCCGGGCAGGAAACAGGATCAATTTTGCATCCATCGTCATACTCGCCGCGTCGGATGCATCCGCTGCAGGCCTTCTTCATGTACTGTTCCTTGATTTCTTCCGTATCAAAGTAGCCGTCATAAGCGGAATCGGTTATGTAATCGTTTATGATCGCATCGCAGTGGATATGGTAGAGGTCGCGAGAGAAGCCTTCCGAGGTCTTGGTCGTGATTTTTATGTACTCATTTCCTGGTATAATCGCTTCTCCGCAGAAATCGCAAACATAATTTTTTCGCGCTCTACGCTGAAATGAACAGTTAAATTCCATCATGGTTTTCCACCTCCTTGTCAGAATGGAACTTCGCAATTGTTCATTTCGGAGTAACCATACGGCATATCGTTTTCTGTTGGCGGCGGCACGGCTTCGCTGCTTTTTTTCGCTCCGAGGAAAAACACCTTGTTTGCCAGGATCTCTGTAATATATCTTTTACTTCCATCCTGCGCATTGTAGCTGCGATACTGTATGCTGCCCTTAACGGCGCATTGTCGGCCTTTATTCAGAAACCTGGTGCACAGTGATGCCAGCTGTCCCCAAACAACGATATTGTGAAAGTCCGCTTCCCGTTTGCCAGTGTGCGAATCGATATACTCTCGTTCTGTTGCCAGTCGAAAGGTGCACTTGCCCCTTCCGCTTTGTATTGAGATAAGCTCTGGATCTGTTGCCAGATGCCCGATCAGGGTTACATCATTCATCCTCTGTCCTCCCGTTCTGCTTGATAGGCATATTCGGCTTCACTGAGCATGGAAAAAGTCCCTTCCCTGGAATTGTTCCCTGCGATTACAGGCCGCTCAATCAATCGCATAAGAGGGATTTCCGCTCCATCAAATTTGCGCAAATGTTCTGTCGCGCCGATCAGCTTTCGAAGATCCTCTCTTTGTTTCAGATTTTTTTGCGAGTTCGGATCCCAGCTTGAAATGAATTTGAGCTGCTCAAGCTCAAACACAGCGTCGTAGTAAATATTGCTGCATGCCTCACGAATCTCTGCAACCGTCGGCATCCATTTCGATTTTGAAATCAGTTTCATCACGGCAATCATCACAATGTTTGCATCGATGTCCTCGAGGGTAAGCGTCCAGGTGTTCAAAAGCAAATACTTCTCCTCCTGACTCATGCCCTTAAATGCATACGCATAATTCGCTTTCATCAGCAAAAGCAGCTGATTCACTTCCTGCTGTGTCATGTCCCGACCCCCCTTCGGGGAAGGGTCACAAAGCCGCTCACGCCGTCATTGGCGAATGCCCCATCTGGAATGATGCTCAAAAGTCCATTTTCCTCTTGCCGAAAATAAGTCCCGGTGTTCTGTACAGAAATAGGCTGACTTTCGTTTGACCTTTCTTTACCTTCCCCCTGATTCTCTTTTATATTATTTAATCTAGAATATGGGGTTATTGTTGGGGGCAAAATTGTACCCAAAAAAGATGTGTTGGGGACATTGCTGGGAGCATGATTGGGTATGTCGTTGGGCACGTCGTTGGGTGCATGATTGGGTATACAGTTGGGTACGTCGTTGGGTGCATGATTGGGCGCTTTTTTGCTCCTAACTTCTTCAGCTGATAGATAATTAAGCCGATATGCCGGGTTTCTGTTGTTTCTGTGTCCCGGCTTAAAGTCGATCAATCCGCGCTGCTTGAGCGCATTTCGCGTGGTTTCAATTGCTCGCTTGTCAAGGCAGCAGTACAAATTCATTTCCCCATTCGATACCTGAATGTAGTCATCCGGCCACTCGTATTCCTGGCTCTGCTCGTTATAGGTCGCCCGGTCATTGGCGACATAAAACAAAGCGATCCAGAGCATACGCTCGCGCAGGGATAGACTATTATTGCGGGCAAATCGCATAAAGGAATTGAATTCGCTGATAAAATTCAC